GCCCTGGGCGAAGCCGGGAATGCGCGCGGTGTTGAGCTTCACCGCGAAATTCTTGCCGAACAGGCCCGAGCTGCCGAGCTGGAGAAACAGGTTGAGCGCGCTGGAAAGGATATCGAGAAAGCCCCCGCCCCTGATCGCGCTCACCATCTGATCGAGCGCCCGCACCGAATTCTGCGCCATGTCGCGGAAGCTTTCGGCAATCTGCACGGTCTGGGTCTGCACCTTGCCCGCCGCTTCGCCCAGCTCGAGCGGGATCATCTTAATCTCGCTGGCAACGTCGCCGAACAGGGCTTGGCCGAGGCGTTTCAAGCCCTCGCTGCGCGACAGCAGCCCGGCGCGCATCCCTTCGCCGATGGTGCCTGCCATATCACCCCGGCGGCGGCTGTCAGCCAGCGACGGGTCGAGCTGCTCGAGCACGCTGGCGAGCCGTCGGCCCAGATCATCCAGGCCGCGCGTGGCCTTTGCCGCTTCATCGGCGATGCGCGCGATCGGCGATGCGCCACCGCCGCGACGCGAGCCACCACCGCCGAAATTCTCGACCGACGCCAGGCCAGCCCGCACCGCCCCAACCCGCTCGACCGCCAGCCCGCTGTCGGCGATGATCGCATCCAGCGATTTCATTGTCCCCGGCGCGCCCAGGCCGACAGCATCGCGCGTTGCCGCCCGCCTGCCAATCTTGCCAACCTCATTCACCAGGATCGCCAGCGGCCCCAAGGTCTGAACGATGCGCGTGCGCAGCGCAGAAATAGCCGCGTTCGCGGTCGAGCCCGAGGAACCCAGCGACAAGAAATTGTTGGTCAGCTCCCCCAGTCCGCGCGCGAAATCGCTGCTCACCTGAATTGCGCCCGCCACATTCCCAGCCCAATTCTGGATTGCGCCAGCGTTGCGGGCCAAGCTGTCCGTGAGATCGACCAGCGCGGGCAGCATCTCAGCCCCAATCCGTGCGGCGATCCCCTGCACAACCCCTTCGAGGCGCGCCATATTTGCCGAAAAAGCAATCGCGGCCGCGCTGGTTTCCTGATCCATCACAAGCCCGAGCCGCTGCGCCTCATCGCCAAGCCTGTTCAATTCCGCGCCATTGTTCGCGAGCAGCGGTGCGAGGCGTGAGGCATCATCAGCGATCGCTTCCAAGTAGAACGTCATCTCCTTGGAATTCACACCCGCCTTTTCGAGGCTGGAGACATACAATTGAAGTGCCTCCGGCCCGGAAAGGTCGCGGAACTGCTCGGCAGTCACCCCGACTTTCGGGGCGATGTTCTGGAAGAAATCGATCAGCTCACCGCCGCCGGTCTGAAGGAACTCGCCAACCTTGTCGTTCACATCCTTGAAGATATCACCCAGCTTATCGGACTGAATTCCTACAGTTTCGGCAGCGTATGAGGCGCGCTGAAATTCTTGCGCCGAAATGCCCAGCGCCGCCGAGAGGCGATTGACCTCGATCGCCGCATCGATCGATTCCTTGGCCATAAACCCGAGGCCCACCGCAATGCCGGTGACCGCACCCGCCATCATCGCGCCGATATTGGCGAACTGCGCGCCCAAACGGGCGAAGGTGCTATCAAGGCCGCTGAGCCGCTTTTCGGCTTCAGCCGCGCCCCGTTCGAAGCCGCCGGTCTCCAGCGTCAGGCTTGCCGCAAGCCGCTTGATCACTTCATCCTTTGCCATCACTTCCCTTTCCGCGCGGCCCTTGCGCGCGCCCGTTGTGTGGTTTTTTCGACTTCGGCGGTCACCAGCTCGACCAGCTCGCCCAGCACCGCCTCGGCCTCGCCATCGATCGCCGGCCGCATGAACGGGCGCGCCGGCGCTTTGACGGTCCCGAATTCCTGCCAGGCAGCATTGCCGCCCGCTGGCCGCCCGCTCGGCCCGGTAAGCATCGTGATCGCGCTTTGCCGTGCGAAGCGGGTGCGGCTCACCCGCTCGGCCTTGGCCTTGCGGGTGATGATCGATCGCTTCAGATCACCGTCATCGACCGGCACCAGCTCTTTTGCCCGGCCCTCGATGCGCTGCATCGCCTTCTTCATGCCGCGCTGCACCGCGTTTTTCCCGCTGGCAGTCTTGCCGGTGAAATCCGCCAGCTCGGCAAGCGCCTCTTTAAGGCCCGCGACGCCCTCCAGCTTGATCCCGCCTCGCGCCATCAGCCACGCTCGGCAAAGCGGCGATCGATCTCGCCCGCGATCACCTCCCGCATCGCATTGACGTGCGCTTCCGTCTCGGAAAGGCTGGCGAGGAATTCAGACCCAAGGCCCTCGATCTCCCCCGCGAGCTTTTGCGCCGCCCGCGCGCGCGCGCAGCTCGCTTCCAGGCGAACAAGCGCGACAACCAGCTGGCTCACCTTCACCTTCTCGGCGCGCGCGCCGAAAGTGCCGAGACCGGCGAGGCGATCAGCGGACAGGTCGAGCACGGCCTGCGATGCGGGAACGGTCATGAGGCTTCCTTTCGATTATTGGGGGTGCCCGCCGCCGAAAGTGGAGCAAACGGCGGCGGGCTGGTCGCGGTTTTTCGACACTCACGACTTGCCGGAGCGCTTCAGCGAAGGGCGCGCCCTGCCCTTCCCGTTAGGACGTTGCGACCTTGAGCAGCTTGATCGCCTCGGAGTCGTAGATAACCCCGCCCACCCGGCGGCGGACATACCAGCGAACGTAACCCGGCTTGGTCAGGTTATCGTCCACGGTGATGCGAAGATCCCCGGAGTCCGTGATCAGGTAGCCCGCGCCGAAGTTGCCGAAGGCGATCGGGAAGTTGTTCGCCCCGATCGCGGGCATGTCTTCGGCGAAAAACACCGGGCGGCCAAGCAGCGTGCTGGGCGTATCGGCGGACAGGCTCTGGTGCCACAGCGAGCGACCGTCCGTGTCCTTGAGCTTCATCACCGCCGCCGCCGTCGCGCTCGACATGAGCCAGGATGCGGAACTGCGGTGCGCCGCCTTGAGCGCGAAGAACAGATCCGTCAGGGCGTCGACGCTATTGATCTGCGATGCGTGTCCACCCGCCACATATTGCAGCGTGCCAGCTGCGCGGGTCGCATCTGGCGTGGTGACAGGCGTCGGCCCAGCGAGAAAGCCGGTCGGCTTGTTGGTGCCGTTGCCCGACACGAAAGCCGCGCCCTCGGACTGCGCGATCTGTTGCACCACCGCGTCAGCGAACCACTGGCCCACATCCACGGCGCTATCAAGCAGCAACTCTTCGGTAGCCTCGACCAGCCCATAAACCGTGCCATAGGTGGGAGCGCGGTTATCGAGGGTCGGCTCAGCCGTGCCGGTGCGTTCGTCGGTTTCCCCGACCCACGAGCTGGCCGCATTGTTGCGGTTGACCAGGAACTTGGTGCCCGTCGACGTCACCGAATAGTTGGCGGCGAGCTGGCGCAGCGGCGAGATTTCCTTGATGCGCTGCCCGATCGCTTCCGCCACCGGCGCCGGAACCGCAAAGCCACCGGCGGCGCCGGTCAGGCTGTTGCCCGAGGCCTGAATGCTGCCGTGCAGCCGCGCCGCTTCCTCTTCCATCGTCAGCTGCGACTTGCGGGCGGCGCTTTGCGGCGCGCGCAGCCACTGGTTGAAGGCTTCAACGTGCGGATCGCTCGCCCGCCTGGCGTTGCCCGGCGTCAGGCTGTCGGACATCGACTGAATGCCGATTTTCGCGTCGCAGTACGCGATGCGCGCCTGCGCATGATCCCATGCGGCCTGGGTGTTATCATCCCACGTCGGGCTTTCGCTGATGGACTTGGCATAGGTTGCGACCTCGGCGCGCAATCGCCGCCAGTCGGCAGGGTGCCCCTGCGTCGCGTCCAGCTTTTCAGCCGTCGCATCGATCTTGGCGAAAAACCCCGAGTCGAAGGCAAGGGCCTTGCCCCGCGTTGCCGCCATCTTTTCGCGTGCTGCCTGAATTGACATTTGCGTTTCCTTTCATGAGGTCGGCCACACAGTCAGCAGCCGACGCAATTGGACCGGCGATCAGCCGGAAAGCGTCGACGTGTGACCAGGGCAAAGGGCCTCAGGCGGAAACGTCACCGCGCAGAGCCGGAAAGCCGGTTGCGCGCCGTGGAACATTTCATGAATCGGCCCTGCTAAATTGTCAAGCCTTGCCATCAGACACTCCCCCACGCCGCCGCCAAGCGCGCGATCCTGATCCCAGCTCGACCGGATAATTCAGCTGCAATGTCGGCTGCGAGAGGCCAAGCTCGCGCGCGATCGCTGCTATGCTCAACCCCTCGGCGCGCAGCTCGACCACGCGCGCCCTCGTCGCAGCAGTCGGCACATGGCGCGGCCTGCCCGATCGACCGCGCCCAGGCGGCACCGGCTCGCCAAACAGATCGCGCCCGTAGGTTTCCTCGAGGGGGAAATAATTCCTAAAATTGTCCGTCACGCGCTGAGGGTCCGGTGCGAGCCTGCCACCGATATGCACCGCCCCGTTGCGCGCAGCAGGATGCGCCACAGGCGCACAGGCGGCGCGCGCCCCCTTTTTTCGGCCCTCGCCGCGCGGCGCGTTTTCTCGCCCGCTCACGCGCCTCGCCCCCAGCAGCCCCTGCCCCCGAGCGATCGGAAATCTCGCCCGGGCGGAAATAAAATCTGTGAATGAGAGGAACGGCGGTTTTCCGGCAGGCGGCTTCCCGGACTTTCGACCACCCCCCGGCCCATCATGACGCGATCAATCATCATCCGGCTCCCAGCCTTGAACGCGCTGGGCCTTCCCCCCGAGGGGGATAGAGGGGGAACCCAAGTCCCCCTCTATCTCCCCCGAAGGGGGAGGGGTGTTGAGTGTGCGCGTCTTGTGCGTCTTGTGCCTCGGGCTTTGTGCGTCTTGTGCGCCCTCTTGTGCAGGGCTTTGAGCAGGGGTTTGTGCAGGGCTTTGTGCAAGCTCGGCGACCTGCTTAAGCCCTCGCCGCGCGGTGCGGTTCTCATAGGTGCCGACCACCTGATTGACCGCGATCACGCCCAGGCGCAGCAGCCGCTCCATTGCCGCTTCGAGGTCATCCTCATCGAAGCCCCGCGCCTCTGGCATCTTGGCGAACAGGCGCGGCGCAAAGTTGATCCCGCGCGAATGCGAGACCGATCGGCCCTGCCCGTCCACCATTGCCAGACACCGCAGGAAGGCCTCATTCGCCGAGGTCGCGCGCGAGGTCGCGGCGAGCTGGTCGGCAATGTCGGCCGGTAGATCATCGGGCCGGATAAGATAATGATCGAACCACCGGAACCGCGTCACCTCGCCCGGCCTGACGTAATTGCCCTTCGAGACCTTGAGCACCCGGACGTCAGGATCCCCGCCGTCCTCTTTCTCGATCGCAGCGTGAGACCTGGTCGCATTCTGCCAGCCCGTCGAGCCGCTGTAATCCGCCCCGCTTTTCGGTGTGTGCGCCAGCAGCAGGATCGCCGCGCCGGTATCGCTCGCCAGCTTGTTGAGCAGCGACAGGAACCGGGTCGCCTGCATCCGGTCGTTTTCATTGCCGAGGAACAGGTGGGCCAGATTGTCGAGCACCAGCAGCTTCGCGCCGGTGTCCTCGATCAGCCGTTGCGCCTGCCCGTAGAGGTCGCCCGGCTCGATCTCCCCGCCATGGTCGAAGCTCGCCAGCCCGTTGTGCATCACCTGGCGCATCGAAACCACGTGAAGCCGACCGGCAAGGTCGAGCATCGACACGCCCAGCCCGGCGCAAATGTGGTGCAGCGCCCAATGCAGCCGCCCCTCGGAATCCTCCATGCCGATATATGCCGCAGGCCCCGGCTCGATCGCCATGCCGAGCACGGCGTCGAGCCGCGCGGCCATCGCCGCTGCAATCATCAGCGAAAGCGTCGTCTTGTTGCCCCCACCGGGCGCGGTCAGCAGCGTCGTCTCAGCGGCGGGCAAGAGGCCCTGCACAATGAACCGCACCGGCAAAGGCTCGACCCCGGCGAGCGCGGCAAGGTCCATGGTCCGCAAGGGCTCGACCGGGCGGTTGCGCGCATTGGGATTGTTCACCCAGCGCTTGGCCTCGTAATCAAATACCCCGCCAGGATCATCGGGAAACGAGTTCATCAGCGCATCCACCAGGGAAGGAAATTGTGCTGCGCCAGCTTGCGCGCCATCTCTTCATTTGAAGTCAGCACGGCGCGAACCGGCTTCGCCCTCGGGCGCGGCGCGGGCGCGGGTTGAGCACGGCGCTCTGCCCGCCGATCGACCGGCGCGGTCGAGCCGCGCCCGCCCAGGCTGAGCCAATTCCACCCGCGCATAGGTGCGACAAAATGCGTCACGGTTTACAGCACCGTGTAAACCGCTCACACAAAGGCCAGCTAAGTGATTGAAAAATGGTAGCGGAGGAGGGACTCGAACCCCCGACACGCGGATTATGATTCCGCTGCTCTAACCGACTGAGCTACTCCGCCCCATGGGGCTGCTGCGGCGCATTGCCGCGAAGCGAGGCGCGCCTTTAAGCCGCACGGCGCGATGGGTCAACCACTTTACAGCATGGCGCGCCCGCGAAAAGCGCTGCGTTTCACCAGCTGCCACGGGCCGCCCTGATAGAGGTGCAGCTCAAGCGCGGGAAAGGCAAAGCGGCGCGGCACAATGGTGGGCGCAAGCGCTGCCTGGAGCGCGCGCGCTTCGCGCTTGGTGACCTTGTTCTGGATGGTGATGTGCGGGCGCGGCTCGTGCAGATCCTGCGCTGTCAGGCTGCCGGAGAAATGCTCGGCGATCAGCCCGCGCAGCGCCAGCAGCTGCCGGCTCGCCAGCGCAATCGCCGTGCCGGTGCCCAGATCCATGACGCCGGTGATCTCGGCCTCGGGCGCGGCAAATTCCCCCGCGATGCGCGGCAGAAAACGCGTCAGTTCCTCAAGCAGCGACGGCGCAAAGGCATGGAACAGCGTGACATGGGCGTGGA